CCCTTAGACAAATCAAACTCTTTTCCATTCATTTCGATGTGACTCTCTCGGCTTGTGTACTTGCCGGGGACGTGAATCCAAATTCCGCGAGTGACACCGAGACCTTTGCAATTAGCCTGCTGAATCTGCTGATTCAGTTTTAGCGTTTGGTCAATTGCCACACGCTGAGCTCGTTGAGCCGTGAATGAAGAAGATCGTCCAAGGGCCTCGACAATCTGCGAGTAGGTCCCGTGACCTTCATACGCATCCATAAAAGCACCACGGATATTTGCAAGCTCGGATGTTGTGATGTTGCTGATGAGACTTGTCGTGTCGGCGACCATACGCGGAAGCTCATTCACTGCCTGTGGTGTAATGAAAAAGTGCTTCCGCGTCTGCCTCATCTCGTAGGCAAAAACCGAAGCCGGAACTCCTGCAGCCAGCAGTGATGCTTTCTGAGCCGTTGAGACATCAGTAGCGAGATTCTTCACGTACCATTCCGCGATCTGACGCGTTTCCCGATCTGCGGTTTTCATCCAGTTACCCATGTTGCGGGCGATGAAGTCATCAACATTGCGACGGAATCGATCAGGATCACGAAGAACCAAGCGGTTGATTCGTTCCTTGATATTCCGAAGCCGTGCGCGATCGAGAGGATCATCCGGACGGAACGTTAAGGAAGCGTCCTCGGTCAATCCTCCAGCATCAGACAGATAAAGAAGTATCTCGTTGAGAATCCTATTTCTGAAGGACTTCAAGAAGGTGTCGAGCTTCCTTTTGAACTTCGCTTGTCTGCCTAGATTCGGCTGAACGGCACGAGCAGTCTTCATTAGAAAATCTCTCCAGCTTTGTCTTCATCAGTCTTCGGCGCCGGCGCCACGTTCTCAGCCGATCGCTGTTTCAGGAAGTTGTTCATCAGCTCATTCTGCTGACTGGGATCGTCCGTCATGAGCTCCCCTTCCATTCCTTCAGGCAATTCCTCAGGAATGAAATCGAGACCCATATCCGAATCACGACGAACAAACTCACGAACCTCTTCAGCGCTCAGAACATTGCGATCCTGCAACACAGCCAACATGTCGACCTTTGTCTTAGCTGTGATTGCTGTAGCAGCGGCATCAGCTTCTCCAAGCTCATTGAACTTGAATGTAACGGACGGATCAACATGACCAAATTCGACAAGCTGAATGGCCTTCAAGACGGTTTGTATTGCGTCTCGATTGAGCTCCTGCTTCGACTTGATATGGTCGTAATAGTTCCGGATGTCACTCTGTCCGGTCGCGTTGAAACCACTCGGAGAGATTCCGAGGAGCTTGACCGCCGGCGTTCGGTTGATAGCCGCAATGAATTCCAATGCCTGCCGGATGATGCCTTCAACTCCTGAGATCGTCAGAGTGATGTTCTGCAGATCCTCCGAAGAGTCACATGCAAAAATGGCCTCATTCGAACGGTAACGCTGTAGAAGCATCATCTTCGCGTCTAACTGCTCAATCCCGCCAGCCTCAAAAGCCTCAGCGAAATTTGTTTTGAATACCGTGAGGTTGAGTTTCTCCAGAATGCTGACCCCTGTTTCCCGGGCTTTGTTCCAGTGGAGAACGTAATCCCAAAGGATCTGAGCCTGTGGGATTCCAAGGAAGTTATAGGCAGGCCTCAGAAGCAGCGGAGGTTCATTGTCAACTAGTCGAATAAGACGAGATGCATGCACCTCTTGGCCAAGAACGAACCAAGATCTCGGCTTCAAATAATCGTCTTTGAGCGGCTGGCTGGCGTTGTAAAATCCCGGCGAGACATTGACCGGATCAATAACGATAAATTTGATCGCCTTATCCTCGCCCACTAGCTCGGCTGACTTGTCGGAATAATTGAGAGGAAGCTTTAGCGCTTCTCCTTCAACTCCTGTGTCAACGAAAATGAAACATCCTCCCATGAAACCAACAATGCTCAGAGCTTCATTAAAGAGCTTCCTCAGTCGATATTTGTTCTCCTGAAGATCTTGTAGCTTCTTTACGTTGTCTGCCGATTCGTCTTCTCCGCCCTCGACCTGAATCCATTCCCGGCACATATCATCTGCAACGGTCTGAATGCAGGTGCGGATCATGCCGTTCTGGGCGATATTCTGCAGGACGCCGTAGCCGACGAATGAAGTCATCGGGAACTGGCCTAAATCCAAAGCGTGCTGTGTCAGTGAGGCATAGTACGCATTGAAACTCGAGCCAATCGCGGCATCATTTGTAAAACGAGACTCTTCTTTCTCCGGCTCTTTTGTGTTCAAGGTAATCGGAGGATAAATGAGCGTTTTGGCCTCTTCGGTTGAGAACGATCTTCTAGGAGGCACGAAGCGAGAGCTTACCGCATCGATGATCTTTTGATTGATCTTTCGGCGTTTGTTTTCGTCTAGTTGATTCATGATTTTCAAAATCTAAAACGTGCCTGCTGCATCTGCTCTCGGGTCAAAATGACGCCTGAGCCGTTGCGGAAATAGTTCAATGCCTGAGTTGTGCTATCTACCTGGTCATCGTGAGAACCCGCAGGAAACTCAAGCAACTCACTGACGTAATGCGGCACCCAAGGCGCTTCAGTGTCTTCCGGAATAAAAACATTCCCTGCCTCGAAGTAAGGAGTGACGGACGATGCCCTTGCCTCCTTTGATTCGGTGGGCGTTATCGGAACAAACCCAGAAACCGTAGATTTCAGCTCTGAAATAACCGCCGAGCCGTTAGCTTTGTCTTCAACCAGTTTCCGGACAACACGCGGCCACTTTTGTGCAAGAACGCGGACCATCTCTTTTGTCTTCACAAAATCCCATTGGCCTCGTACTTGATCAAGCAGGTAAAAATTCGGACCTTTTTTGCCCCAAACCTGACCGACCACATAGTCGGAGTTTTTGGAATCCTTGAACGTCATATCCCACGACATGAGCGTATGGTCAAACTCGGGAGGCAGGCTTGATGCTGTCCATCGTCTAAACCATTCAAGTTTGAACAAAGCTCCGCCATCGGGCACTGGATGCTGCTGATACAGAGCCTCCCAATCTCGACTGCCTATCGTTTTCTGGATCTGCAGCAGAGTTGAGAGCGGATAACGCTCAGGATGCAGAGCTTCCCCAGCTTTGCGGTGTAATTCGTCATGCTCGGCGATAGCCGGATAATTTACGATCCGGAATGTATCGCCCTCTCCCATCCTCTGGATCAGTCGACCAATCAGATCGTCTGTGTGCCAACGGGTGGCCATTACGATGACTCCACCTCCGGGAGACAGTCGGGTGTAGGCGGTAGATGTGTACCAGTCCCAAATGGAGTCTCGGATAGTCTTAGAACCTGCTTGAGCTCGGTCTTTAATCGGGTCGTCGATAATCAAAATATCGGCACCCTGACCCGTTATACCGCCACCCACACCGCAAGAACGATAGGCGCCGGCATGACCAACAATCTCGAAGAGGTCAGAGGTTCTTATATACGATCCTCGGGAGTCGGTACGCACTCTCGAATTGCTGAGCCGAGTATTCGGGAACAGCTCAAAGTATTTCTCATCATCTATTACGCGTTGAACATCTCTGTTGAAGCGCTGTGATAGGTCTGAAGAATACGATGTTGCGATGATTTGAAGTTCTGGATTTCTCCCAAGAGCAAAAGCCGGAAAGCGCCTAGAAACAAGCTCACTCTTCCCGGATCTCGGAGGCATCGTGATAATTAGCCGAGGAGACTTTTTATCTGCCACGTCCTGCAGAAACCTGTCCAGCTCATCACAAATTTCTTTGTGTACCCAGCCGAGCAGGTAGTCAGGTTTTGTGTGCAGTGTGAAAAAAGACAGGCCCTTACGGGCCTTAGCTAGTCTGATCTCCTGTATCGTTGGAAGCCGCATTCACAATACCCTCCAGCGCGTCTAACTGTTCCAAGGTGAGCTTGCTTAGATCCAGCTGGTTAACCTTATCGACCTTGACCGGTTCACCGTCTTTTCCAGTGATCTCCTTCCTGTCAGTCTCTTTCCACCCACAGCGACTCTTCATGTAAAAAATGGTCGCTGCCGGATTGCCCTCCCTAATGAGGGACATTAGTTTTCCGCCCACAAAGGCGTTTGCCTTAGCCTTTCCCTTTTTTATGGCGGTGGCAAAATTGGCAAAATCTTTTTTTCGATTTCTCAAGGTCCGATAACTGATCCCGAGCGCGAGAGCGATCTCTTCCTCGTTGTCACAAACCTGAGCCAGTTGTTCAACCTTCTCTAAGTCAATCTGAATGCGTGGACGAGTCCGCTTCTTTTGAACTTTTTCTTCCATGCCATCATCCTGCCTCTAGTTAACTGGTCATATCGATGATCTTCTGAATTAAATCCTCGGGTCCGAAACTCTTAACGAAATCCTGAACCTGCTCTTTGTATTCGATCGGAATTGAGAGCGTCAGATTAAAGCTATCTTCCTCAGGCTCTTCTTCTTCCGGTTCTTCTTCCTCAGCGAGTTCGGTAGTTCCACACAACAAAGCGTTCAACTCTTCGTCTGAGAAACCAGTGACCGGCGCCAAATCTGTATCCTGCAATTCCTGCAGCTCAATTCTCAGGAGATCAATATCCCAACCGGAATTAAGAGCAATTCGGTTATCTGCAAGGATGAAAGCCTTCTTCTGAGCTTCAGACAATCCGGTTAATTCAATTGTCGGTATTACCTTCAGCCCGAGTTTCTTAGCCGCCTTCAAGCGTCCATGTCCGGCAATAACTCCGCCCTGTTCATCAACCAGGATTGGATTGTTGAACCCAAATTCCTTGATCGAACTGGCGATTTGATTCACCTGTTCCTCAGAATGCGTCCGGGCATTGTTTGCATACGGAATCAGGTCATTGACCGGCCTGTAGAGAATTTTGAGTTCAGATTCTTTCATAGCTTAAAAAAGGTGCGCCCGACATCTTTCAGCCGAGCGCAACCCCAACCAACCCCAAGGAGATAGTTTGTTAAGGCGGTTTTCTCCGCCATTCTCGTCAGGAGAATTAGAAATCCAGCGGAGTGAGCATCGTTTCCATAAGAATGAAAAGCTAGGCTTGCTGGATGTTGTAAATGGCTCGGTGCTTAAGCCCACCGAGAGGCTGGCGGTTGTCGATAATCATTGAGGTCAATGAAACCGCTGAGATGTTAGCCGTCCGCCAGTTCTTTAATAATTCGATTTT